GTTGAGCCTTACCGTGCTAATGCTTACCGTCAAGACACTTTATCAGGCGCATTTCTAAACAAGAATAAACATCTAGATAAAATTATCCAAAAACACGCTGAGATTCATCCAAACGGATGGTCAGATGAAGTCTGGAGTAGTATCATGGCGAATGATGGTTCTGTACAACATTTAGAATGGTTGGATGAAAATGAGAGAGCAGTATTTAAAACATCCATGGAAATTGACCAACGTTGGGTTATCGAATTGGCTGCTGACCGCCAACAATATATTGACCAAGCACAATCATTAAACTTGTTCTTCCGTCCAGATGCACATATCAAATACATTCACGCCATACACTTTATGGCATGGAAAAAAGGATTGAAAACACTTTACTATTGCCGTTCAGAAAAGATTGGTAAAGCTGATAAAGTTTCTAAGAAGATTGAACGACAAGTTATTAAAGAATTGGACATGGTTCAAGTAGCACAAGGAAATGATTGCATTGCTTGTGAGGGATAAATGAAACCCACTATCGCTATATTCTTACATCAACCAAAATGTTCGGTACAATCTGGTAATGGAATAATTAAAGCACTAGAGACACATTACAACTTTAAAATATTTACAAAGCATGAACTAGAAAGTGATTTCTTTGATAATGTCGATATTGTTGCTTTTCCTGGTGGTTTGGGTGATAGTGATAGTTTTGATTTTTTATTTAAAGATAATCGTAGTCGCATTTCTGATTTTATTCAAAATGGCGGCCGCTACCTGGGAATTTGCATGGGTGCTTATTGGGCTGGTAATAGTTATTTCAATTTTCTTGATAATGTAGAAGTTGAACAATATATAACACGACCAAATACCGACACACGTAGGCCTCATGCAAAGAACTTAAAAATTGAATGGTTGGGTAAACAGGAGAAGATGTTCTTTTATGATGGTTGTGCCTTTGGACCAGGACAGTATGAAATTATTGCAAAGTATATGAATGATGATCCGATGGCCATTATTCAGAACAGGATAGGTTTAATTGGTTGTCATCCTGAAAGTCAACCACATTGGTATAAATCATATAGTTGGATGAGAGGCCTCTATCACAATGGAGAACATCATAAACTATTATTAGAATTCACAAATAAATTAATGGAGAGATAAGATGAAGATATTAAGATTTACAGCATCATGGTGTGGGCCATGCAAATCATTATCAATGAATTTAGAACAAGCAAATTTACAAATGCCAATTGAAGTTATTGATATTGATGTTCAGTCTGATGTTGCAGTTGAATATGGAATTCGTGGTGTACCGACATTAGTGATGTTGGATGAAAACATTGAGGTTAAACGATTGGTTGGTTCTAAAACCATCACAGAACTAAAAGAGTGGGCTACAGTATGATTAAAAAAGTTGATTCAAGACTTACAGATGAAAGAAACAGTTTTAAACCTTTCAATTATCCATGGGCATATGATGCTTGGTTGAAACATGAACAATCACATTGGCTTCACACAGAAGTTCCAATGATGGAAGACGTTAAAGATTGGAAAAAGAAACTAAGCAAAGAAGAAAAACAATTTCTTACACATATCTTTAGATTCTTTACACAAGGCGACATTGACGTTGCTGGTGGTTATGTAAAGAACTATTTACCATATTTCCCTCAACCAGAAGTTCGCATGATGTTGTTAGGTTTTGCTGCAAGAGAAGCATTACACGTTGCTGCATATAGTCACCTAATCGAAACACTCGGTTTACCTGAAGCCACTTATAACCAGTTCTTAGATTATCAAGAAATGAAAGATAAACACGATTATGTGTTAGACCTTTCTTCTAAGAATGGTGATGCCGCCTCAACTGCAACCCACATCGCCGTGTTCAGTGCTTTCACTGAAGGGATGCAGTTGTTCTCCTCTTTCATCATGTTATTGAACTTTCCACGCACAGGTAAGATGAAAGGTATGGGACAGATTGTTACTTGGTCAATTGTTGATGAAACACAACATGCTGAGTCAATGATTAAATTATTCCGTACCTACATAGAAGAAAACAAAGAGATATGGAATGATGAACTTAAAGGCCGTATTTACAGCATTGCAGAAAAGATGGTTGAATTGGAAGATAAGTTTATTGACCTCGCCTTTTCTATGGGCGCTATGGACGGTCTATCTAGTGAAGATGTCAAAAAGTACATTCGTTATATTGCTGATAGGCGCCTTATATCTCTTGGTCTTAAAGGCATTTTTAAAGTGAAGAAGAATCCATTACCTTGGGTTGAAGAAATGATTAACGCACCAACACACACAAACTTCTTTGAGAACCGTGCAACTGATTATGCTAAAGGTGCATTGTCCGGAGATTGGGGCGATGTGTGGGCAAACTAAAGGAAACATATGACAACAAGAACAATAACAGCGGAGTGTAGTAACTGCGAATCCAGTTACGATGTAATTTTTATGGAAGAACTAGTATCAGAAGAATTACCTGAGTTTTGCCCGTTTTGTGGCGAAACGATTGATTCATTATCCGAAGACGAATATATAGAGGATGATGAACTCAATGATAATGAAAAATGGGACTGAACTGGACATATAAAGACAAAGAATTTACAGAAGAATTGATTGGTGACGATTATGGCTTTGTGTATCTTATAACCAACAATGTAACAAATAAAAAATACATTGGTAAGAAGTTTTTCTATTCCTCAAAGACTAGGCAAGTGAAAGGTAAGAAGAAACGATTCAAAGTTTCCTCTGACTGGCAAACTTATTACGGTAGTAACGAGGAATTGAAAAAAGATGTTATAATACACGGACTAGATTCGTTTAGCCGAGAAATTATACATCTATGCAAAAGCAAAGGTGAGTGTGGTTATCTTGAAGCAAAAGAACAGTTTGTAAATGGTGCTCTGGAGACAGATGATTATTACAATTCTTGGATTATGGTTAGAGTAAGAAAATCACACATTAAAGGATTACAATGTTAGATTATTTGAAGGAGGTTGGTGGGGAATTTGATGCTTTATTTTTCTTGCCAATGGAAGAAGAAGATAGTATCAACATTATGACTAACAAATATAAAAATCCAGGACAACCAATAAAAGGAAACATAATTGGCGATTGGTGGCACATTTTGTTGTTTAAATGCAACGAAGAAAATGGCCAAGTCGAGGACCTTGATATCTTTGATGCCATATTTGCCGATCCTAGGGAATACATATCCGGACTGATTCCGCAAGGTTGGTATGGTTTAATTGCAAAGAAAACCACAACCTCCCACAATTTTTTAGATGATGCTATTGACAAGTTCAAGTCAATGATGTAAAATATGGATATCTAAACTGAAAGTACATTATGATTCTTGTTGACCTTAACCAGGTATTGTTAGCCGGACTTATGGCACAAATTGCCAGTCAAAAAGGTGTTAAATTAGAAGAAGGCCTTATCAGACACATGGTCCTGAATATACTCAGGACTCACCTAAAGAACTTCCGAGAAGAATATGGTGAAGTTGTACTGTGTGCTGACAACCGTAAATACTGGCGCAAGGAATTCTTTCCTTTCTACAAAGCCGGCCGTAAAAAAACCAGAGAGAAGTCTGAACTCGACTGGCATTTAATCTTTGATATGCTTTCCAAGTTTAAGCAAGAGCTCAGAGATAATTTCCCATACAAAGTCATTGATGTTGAGGGTGCAGAGGCTGATGATATCATCGGTACACTTGTACCACGACATATCATGCATGAAAACATACTAATCATTTCAAGTGATGGTGATTTCTTGCAATTACAGATGTATAACGGCCGAAGTGAGTATACCGTTAAACAATATAATCCTGCACAGAAGAAATTTCTCATATCTAAGAATCCACTTGATGAATTGAAAGAGAAAATCATTCATGGTGATAAAGGTGATGGTATTCCAAACATTATTTCACCGAGTGACACATTTGTACGTGAGATTCGTCAGAAAGTTATGACAGAAGCCAAACTTACAAAATTCATGGGTCAAGACTATAGTGAATATGATGATGAAAATGCACGTATCGGTTTTTCACGTAACCAGACGTTGATTGACCTAAGAAATATACCAGGTGATATACAGACTAAAA